CAACTTTCTTGACCACTTTGGTGTTCCACACTGGACCATTGTGGTTGTGGTGTTTTGTAAACTTGGACATTGTTTACGGCTATACACCGCTAGTATTGTAAATTAGTACAGAAGTAGCTCAATTTTGATGTCCCCATTCAACTTTCTTGACCACTTTGGTGTTCCACACTGGACCATTGTGGTTGTGGTGTTTTTGTTGTTGCTGGTTGTAGTTCGTTATTATTCCTTGGTTGTCATTTGGTTGATCCCTGAGGAATATAGAGCGACAGCCCGTTTCTTGCTGAACACCACAGATGCGAGTGTGATGGATGCGCAGCAGGTGTTGCTTGATGATAGTTTGTCACGTGGTGTGAAGACTAGGCAGATAGCTGCATTTGCCGCGTTGGGTTGCCGTGCTCGTTTTGGCTTCAGAATTCGTTCTGAAGCCAACGAAATGGTTGCCCGGAAGTGGCTGTTTGACCATATCTCGTCATTAAAAGATATGCGTCTTTCAGATGTACCACTTATCATGCCCTTGGCTCTCGAGCTCTGTTTTGTGCCTTCAAAAGCAGAGCTTGAAGCTAAGGCCATAATGCAAACGGCGGTCATTCGTGGCCGCCAAGTAGCTTATGAAGCTGCGTACTGGGATTGGGGTGTAGGCTGGTTTAAGCACCCCAAACCGGTTAGTGGCTAGGGAAGCCCGAGGAACGTACAGGGGATTGATTGTGCAGTTAGCACTGCGCCCGACCATCCCAGTTTGGCTGTACGTAAAACTCCGGGCGTACCCAGGCAGAGAAAGTTTGTGGTCATCGATGGTATTGCTCCTGCCATCCATTTCTCAGCCTATAATGATGACATCATCGCTTTGGAAAGAGCAGTAAAAGAACGTGTTTTCTATGTTAAAGATAGCCACGGTAATTTTACATCACCCCCGAAGCCTGTTAATCTGGAATTCTTCTCTGGTCGTCTTTCTGAGTTTACAAAGCGTTTACGTGGCCACCTGCCCTCGACCGTCCCTATATCTCGACAAAATTTTGTCGAGACTTATTCGGGCCGCAAGCGGGTGGTTTACCAAAACGCATTGAATTCTCTGAATGTTATCCCATTTCGACCAAAAGATGCCCATATTAAGACGTTCTTGAAGTATGAAAAGACTAATTTTACGTCTAAAATTCCAGTTCCTCGTGTCATATCTCCTCGTGACACAAGGTATAACATTGAGGTAGGTCGATATGTGCGACCTATTGAAGAGAGAATCTTCAAAAGTATCGGTAGAGTCATGGGACGTGATACCGTGATGAAGGGTATGAATGCAAGTCAGGTTGCGTGTGCTGTGCGGCGTAAGTGGGATAGGTTTGTCTCACCAGTCGCAGTTGGCATGGATGCTTCTCGGTTTGATCAGCATGTGTCTAGAGAAGCTCTACAGTGGGAGCACTCTGTGTATCTCTCTTGCTTTTGGCAAAAGAAACATAGGGAGCGATTGGCAAAGTTGCTACACTATCAATTGAACAATCGTTGTTTTGGTCGTGTTGGTAATGGTTCTGTCCAATTTACCACTGACGGTGTTAGGGCTTCGGGTGATATGAATACTAGCCTTGGCGCATGTTTAATTATGTGCGCCATGGTTAGCTCTTTTGCCTCCTCTTTGGGTTTAGATATTGAGTTGGTTAATAATGGTGATGATTGTGTAGTTATGATGGAGGCTTGTCACTACCAGCAATTTGCTGCTAGGGCGCCGAAATGGTTCTTAGAAATGGGGTTTACAATGGTCATTGAACCACCCGTTTATACTTTTGAACAAATTTCGTTTTGCCAAGCCCAACCAGTGTGGGTTGGGCCCGGAGCTTTCGATTATCACATGGTGCGCGATCCACGCATATCTATATGCAAGGATAGTGTTTGTTTGCACCCATTTAAACTGGTTAGTGAGTTCGCACCCTGGGTGCGTGCTGTTGGCACTGGTGGTATGGCACTTGCAGGGTCTATTCCTGTTTGTCAGTCGTTTTACCACATGTACCAACGGTCCACCCCAGCTCGTAAACAGCGGGATTACCGTGATGTTTGGGGTTGGGGTGTTCGTAAGATGATGCAAGGGTGTGTTAGGAAGTATGGCCCTATTTCCGAGCAAACTCGTGCTTCATTCTTTTGGGCTTTCAATATATCTCCAGAGGAACAGTTGTGTATTGAAAGAACATATAATGGTATGGGGTTGTCTATGACTAATGATCGTAACACAGCCCCGTATCTTCTCTTACCCTTTTAGCGGGGTTCATGCGTCGCACCGGACGTTAACTGGTGGAGTGGTTGTTAACCATTGGGTTGTGTGTTGTGATTGTCCCAAAACGTTATCGTGTTACGATGTAAATATTTACGTACTAAACCTTCGGGTGGAATGTCGAACGACTGCACGGGCATCTCCTTGAGTTTCACACGATGAACAGTCTCCTGTGGCGGGGGATCCAATACATGCCACCAAAAAGAAAATCCAAAGCCAAGAAGGCTAAGGTACAACAACAAGCGAACAATAGCAACAACGAGTTGGTCCAGATCACTCGTATGCTGAAAAATATGAACCAGCCCCAGAGCCAGGTCACCGATTTAGGTAGGTTACTACTTAAAGGTGGTAACATGGTTTCTGGGGTTTTGGGTTTTCCAAAAGTCTTTGGTTCTGGTTCTTATACCATGACCAATAACTGTTGGAATGCCTCCCAACAAGTCCCAATAATGCATAGTTCGAATGAGAGCGTTCGTGTCCGACATCGCGAATACATTGCTGACATTTCAATGTCAGGCATCCCCTTTTCCATTAACACCTTTTCTGTGAATCCGGGATTGCCTGGTACTTTTCCTTACTTATCATCCATTGCTGAAAATTTTCAGGAATATTCCTTCAAAGGTCTTATTTTTGAATTTAAAACTACTAGTGCCACTTCACTCGCATCGGGCACTAACACTGCAATGGGTTCGGTTATGCTAGCAGCTCAGTATCGTGCTGATGCTCCTGTCTTTTCGAACAAAACTCAATTACTCAATGAGATGTGGTCTGTTGACACGGTCCCTTCTTCCAGTATCGTGTTGCCGGTTGAATGTAGCCCTGCTGAGACTCCTATGTCTCATCAGTACGTGCGTACCGGTACGGTTACTGGTGACATTAAATTTTTCGATCTGTGTACACTGTCTGTAGCTACAGCCGGTGGTCAGACTGGCCAAAATAATGTTGTTGGTGAGCTTTGGGTTTCTTATGATATTGAATTGTTTAAGCCTCAAGTGTCTAGCAATGTGGCCGCATCCGGCGCTTCTGCTTATGTTGGAATTACATCCACTTGGACCCAGGGTTCTATTCTTAATAATATTATACCTTCTGCTGGTGCTACCATCAATGTCGCGGTATCTGGAAATACATTCACTTTACCCCAAGGGTCAGGTGGGTATTTCTATTACGCGTGGGTTGATGTATCTACTCAGGTTTCGTATGGTTCGGTGTCTACGACCTATACGAATTGCCATGCTGCGTCTAATAATGTTTTGACTGGTGTTCTTTTATCTGGCACCCTCGGTCAATACATTATGTCTAATATTATTTTGGTTACTGCTCCTTCTAACCTTCAAGCATCTGTTACTTTTGGCGTCAACACCGTACCATCTAGTACTGGTGTGGCTAACCTTGTTGTTATATCCTTGCCTTACCTTCCGTTACTTTGGGGAAATTAGAACTTACCGTACTTTCTCTGACCTGTCATATGTCGTTAAACTAGGCCCTGGGAAGGATCCCTGTCTGGATGAAAAGAAACTTGTTTCAAGTGGAAGCGCCATCCAGGCTCCAAACTTATTGCCCTTCGGGGCGCGCTGACCTGTCATATGTCGTTAAACTAGGCCCTGGGAAGGATCCCTGTCTGGATGAAAAGAAACTTGTTTCAAGTGGAAGCGCCATCCAGGCG